CTCAGGTGAGGTGTTTCTGATTGTCGCTTCTTTCCATTTTTCATCTCTACCTGGCACCTCTGACCAATGTACTTCAATTGGCACATAATCGTTTCTACCATTTTCTGCATCTGTCCATAATTTATAAAACTGGTTCATACCATATGGTGTTGATACAATAATCATTTTTGTTTTTTGACCAGATGAGATTGTAGGATATACAGAGCTAAAAAACATTTCGGCAATGTTAGCAGGCACGAAAGCAAATTCGTCTAAGAAAATAATATTAAAAGAACCACCTCGAATGGCACTTGATGATGTTGCAGCCGCCACAATTTGCGACTTGTTTTCTAATTCAATATTACCTTTGTTCCAGTTAATAATACCTTGTTGTAACCACTTAGGTAAATTTTCATATGCAAGTTGTAGTCTACCTAAAATATCTCTAGCAGTTGAAGACTTGTTGGCCAGAATTGCAATATTTGAGTTTGGGTTAAATAAAGCATAATGTAAAAGATACGAAATTGTAGTTGTGGATTTACCTGACTGTCTAGGTAATTTGCAAATTGTAAATCTATTGTCATGTATAGTCCTTACGATATGTTTTTGAAAGTCGTACATCTTAAATGGTACAAGACCTTCATCAAGAGATACGATTTGTATATACTTAGTCATAAAGTAAATAGGGTCTTCAGCACACTTCTTATACTCAACAATTTGTTCTTTTGTATATTCGTGTGGTGTATTTACCTTTTTTAAATTAGGGTTACCTAAGTATGCTGTATCACTCATTTATAATTACCGCTTCTATATGTGTGTAACCTAACTGAATAGCTGCATGTACTCTTTGACTGCCACGCCACACACTAAACTCTTTTTCTTTATAAGGCACGCCACTTGCACCATATCTAGGTTCAGGAGATATGTGATGTTTTAAAATTTCTATAGGATTTTCTAGTTCTTCACCATCTAACAATTCTTTTAGTGGTGGCATCCTTTTGATAAACTGTAGATTAGAAATTTCTACAGGAAACTTACCATCAATCTTTTGTTTTGCCTTCAATAATTTCATTCTCAATCTTCTTTTCTTCTCTCGCTTCAGGTGTTTCTTTTCTATTTAACATTTTTTGCAACTCAGCAGTAGAACCAACAAATAGTGCATTTTGTATTTTTGTATCTGCTGTTTTAGGCAATTCTTTTAAATCTTTTAATTTCTTTTGTAAGTCTTGTAGTTTATCTACAGTGTTTGCAACTTGACCAATTAATTGGCCTGCAACTTCATAAGCTCTAGGGTGTTGGCCTTCTTTTGCAATATCTAAAATGCCTTCAATTGCCTGATTACCCTTGTCAATAAGATTATAATAGTTTTCTCTACTATTTTCATAATCATTATCAATATCTGTTTTTGTTTCGTCAATTTTTCTAGGCACAGGTGCTGGTTGCTCAAAGTCTGAAATTTTTACTATTTCATTTTCAAAAGTTTTGTCTGTAGCTTTTTCTAAACCTAAAATTTCATTTACACTATCTTCTAATTTACTCATCTGTATCACTCACTGGATTATATGACTTACCATCTGTGAAGTTTTGGAATGTTGTTGTAAATCCAAAATCATCATCAGCATCTGCGTTTGCAGGATTAGGCACAACAATAATTCTTTCTTCTCTACTTGCTTCAGGCAAGTCTGTGTGTAAATCTGCCTGTGTAGATTTAATAACTTTCTGATTACTCATTGGTCCATACAAGTAAGTTTTAGCTGTAAAGTTTAATGTGTATATTACTGCTCTTCTTCTCTCAAAACCACCTGTATAACTATCTTCATAACTAACTTGACCTAAAACAATAGGCACATCTCTTACTAAATTTAATTCTGGTATAACTCTAACTGTGACTGTATAATCAGGTTGAAAATAAGGTAATATTTGTTCAACAATTTGTAATCCATTTTCAGCCGTTGCCGTAAAAATATTTAAAGTAAAGTCAACATTGTATGGTACTGGTGAATAATTAAAATTCATAACCTTACCATCTTCTTCGTTTGTTTTTACTCTAACAACTTTATTCATTTTGTTTAGTTTTCTACTAGGGTCAAAAGATAAACCTGTCATCTCAAAACTCATACGAGGCAAAACAATTGCAAATTGTCTATCGTCTAAATTTGCCTGTTGGTCTAATCTAGCTAAAAACTTTTCTTTCGGAGCATACGCTAAAGGCACCCTTAATCTTTTAGTAACAGCGCCTGTGCTACTTGTGTTTTGAATAAAGATGTTATTAAATATTTGACCAAAACCAATTACAAGTTTTCTAACACCTTCGTTATAAAAATGAGTACCAAACATTATTCGTCTACCTCACCAAATGGGTTTCTTTCTGTAAAGTCAAGTATATCATCACTAACGGATGCTGTATCATAACCTGCTTCAGTGTTTAAATCTAAGTTGTCTGCATAAGGTGACTGTGTTTGTATATTACTACCTGTTGAGCCACTAAATGTTTCTTGCATAATAAATGCTGGTTGACCTGTTGCATAAGATAGGTAATCTTCAAGTTGAATTGAACCTGCACCATCTAATGCTTCTTGACCACTTTCTAATGTAACTTTGTGTTGTAACAAGTCAAGTGTAAATGTATCTTCGTGTTGGTCAATAACTTGTTGGCCTGTATCAAGTTTCTCTGAAGAGTATTCATAACGAGTAACTTTAAGTTTGTAAACAGGTAAAGAACCTAATTGAAAGAATGGCTCTTGGTCTTCAACAAATAGAATTTCAAAAAATGAATTCATTAAAGGCACATAGATAATGTCGCCTTCGTTTGGTCGACCAGCTGCGATTAAATTATTATTGTTAGAGACATGTTCTTCAAATCTTCTTTTAGCAACAACTAAAGTTGTATCATCTCTAATTTCTAAACCAAACTTATTAATTATTTCTTGTTCGCCAGCAAAACCTTCGTTACTTTCAAAGTACATTTCGATAGCATAACTATCATCAAATTTAGAAGTGGTATCTTCGCCAAATATCAAGTCTCTATTAACAAGAGTACGAGGCATGTAAAAGACATCTTGGCCGAAAATCTTTAGACTTTCAATGATTATATTTTCATGTAGTCTTTTTTCGTTTTCGTTACCAATGCCTCGGCCTGCCTGAAAATAGTGATTGACTGCCATGACATTATCCTATCATCATTGCTGGATTTAATTCGTAAGTGCTTCTAATTTCTTGTTCTAATTTTTCTATGTCTGACATTGCTTGTTGATAAATTTCTACACCATTAAGTGTAACACCACCAATCATTTGCACTCCACCAAACTTAGACAAGTTAGCGCCCCACTGTTTTTTAAATAAAGCTGTTGTATATCTTTTTAAGTAAATATCGTCCCACACATCTGTGTATGTATCGGGGTCTAATTTTCTATATGCTTCAATTACAAGATATTCGCCTACTTGCAAATCATTTGTCCAGTCCATATCAATGTATAATCTATTATCGTGTTGATTAAATCTAAGTGGTTTCTCACCTACTAAAATATGGTCTAAGAAATCTAAGTGTCTTAAAACAATATCATAGTTGATAACTGAAGTTGATGAGAAATCATATAAATCGTTTAATCTTAACTGATATCTAACATCAAAAAGATTTAAGTTACCTTTGTCTGAAAATGGGAATATGTTAATGACTGAGATAACGGAATCAGGTACGACAAGATAATTGTTGCCTTCTTTCCAATCTGTTGATACTGAATTCTTAGTAGCCGTTTCTGAAGAATTGCCTGTAATTCTAGTTTTATCAGCACTTGTGTACTGATATTTTAAATATGTTCGTCTGATACCATCATAGTGGTATTGTTGAAAATACTGGATAGCTTCGTCTATTCTGTCCTCTAATTGGTCGTCATCAACATTTATTTCAATGACTGGTTGACCTAGGGCTCTGAGACAATATTGCTTCAGTGTTTCTCTTGTATTTGGAGTTGCCATAAGTAATATTCCCTTTTACTATATTTATATGTTTTTTAAACTATCTTTGGGAATAGATTATCGGAACAAAATAACTTAATATCCTCTTCAGGTAGACCTAATGATTGCATAACTCTTGGTGTATGAGGGTTCTTTTGTTGATGTTCACAGTAGTAATTTTGTGCTTTTATTACTTCATCTTTATCGGAATCACCATTATATTGACCTATTCGTGCCAAGTAATTGTGCAAGTTACCTAGTGCTATATCACATATTTGATTTAATTCATCAGCCTCTTGAACATTACCAGCTGCAATCATACCACCACTGAAGATAGCCTTTGCCCAATCTGGCAATTCTCTCTCTCTACTAGGTTTATAATGTTTTGTTTCTTCTAAAAACCATTTAGTCAATGCATGTTCTTTTTTTAATAATGGACTAAAATCGTGAAAGGCACCTGTGACCTTATTCTTACCTGCAATAATATCAAAACCGTAAATCGGTCCACCGTTTGTTAATTCTGGAAATAAACATACATGCATCATCCATAATTTTTTACTTTCTCTTACATCAACTACATCAACATGAGCTCGTCTAACACTTTTATTTCGCCATGTTCTATTTACCCAACCAAATTCTTCATTGTTAAATCTTTCCATACCTGGTTCATTATATTCAACCAGTTCTTTGTTTAGTAGTTCAACTGTCTCGTCTTTCCACTTAATTAGTCGTTCCCAAATC